ATTATAGAACCGGGGAATCACTTCTTGCTGTCGATACGGTCGACTGGGCAACCCGCCAAAAAGCCCGGATCGATGCGCACAGGCTTCGAGGCGATTATCCAGCCGAAAAACACGAGCACACCGGTAAAGACGGCGGGCCAATCGAACATAACCACATAACCGAACAGATGGATATGGACGCACTGGCCGATGCAATCAAGCGCGATAAAAAAACCGAGTAACTTCGAATACGCCCGGCAGCTGTGTGAGTACCTACCAACGGCATCCTACTCTGGGGCCAAAAATGCCTATAATCTATTTCTAAACGATCCAAACCTCGAAGACTATGTAACAGCCCAGGTGGGCTTACACGACCGTTTTTTTTTACTGACAATGATCCTGCATGCCGGCGGGTTTGTGTTTAAATCATTTCGGCCGGAATGGATATATGAGCGCTGCAGAGAGGTCGAGGCGAACCCGGATGGCCACTTAGACCTGTGGGCGCGAGAGCATTTTAAATCAACGATCATCACCTTTGCCGGGGCTGTCCAGGAGGCCGCTAAGGATAGCAAAATTTATCAGGACCTAAAACCTGCCGATGCGTTCTACCGGGGCCCGGGAAAAGAAATCACCATCGGCCTGTTTAGCCACAATAATAAAATTGCCCGGGACTTTGTCTCAAAAATCAAGCGCGAATGTGAAGATAATTCACTTCTGCCGCGGCTTTATCCGGATGTGTTTTGGCAAAACCCAAAACGCCAGGCGCCATCGTGGGCCCGGGATGACGGCCTGATCATGCGCAGGAAGTCCAACCCCAACGAGGCCACCATCTCCGGATGGGGACTGGTCGACGCCCTGCCCACCTCGAAACATTTCAAGTTAATGATCTATGATGACACGGTTACTGAAAAATCGGTCACCACACCGGAAATGATTTTAAAGACCACCGAATCGTGGGAACTGTCGAGCTACCTATCATCCCGTATTGATGTAAGTATCCCGGCACGAAAATGGCATATCGGCACCCGCTATAATTTTGCCGACACATACGGGGTGATGCTGGCCCGGAAAACGGTCAAGCCGCGGCTACACCCAGCCACCGACAATGGCACCCGTGACGGAAAACCGGTGCTGCTATCCCCCGAACAATGGGAAGAGAAAAAGCGAGACACATCCCTCCACACCCTCGCCTGTCAGATGCTCCAAAATCCATTAGCAGGCGAAGAACAGGAGTTTAAACCCGAATGGTTACGAAAGTACGAAGTCCGACCGGAAATCCTAAATGTTGCGATCCTGGGGGATCCAGCGTCGTCGAAAAAAAAGGGCACATCCAATACCGCCATGGCCGTGATCGGATTCGACGCCCAGCATAATAAATACCTGCTCGACGGTGCCTGTCATAAGATGAGCCTGACGGAGCGGTGGGCGATGCTCAAGGGGCTTCGGAAAAAGTGGGTAAACGCCAAAGGGGTCCAGATTGTCCGTGTCGGTTACGAGAAGTACGGCCTGCAGGCGGATATCGAACACTTTCAGGAAATGATGCGTATTGAAAAATATGCGTTTGCAATCGATGAGGTCTCATGGACCAGGGACGACACCAGCGCAAAAGACGATCGAATCCGCCGGCTGATTCCGGATCACCAGAACTGGCGGTTTTTCTATCCGTATGAAGGTGAACAGACGGCGCTGCAACGTAAAGCCCTGGAGAAAAACAAGGGCTATCTGATTTCTAAGCCGATAAAGCGGAAAAACCACGAGGGCCGGTTTTACAACCTGGTCGAGTGGTTTGTGGCAAACGAATATTTGTTTTTTCCAGCGACGACCATGAAGGATTTTCTGGATGCCATGAGCCGGTTTTATGACCTGAATATGAGCCCGCCACAGGTGATCGTTAAGGAAGAGGATGTTTATCCGGAACATTACGAGGATTTTTAATAAATAAGGAGGTCTCCGATTTAGACATGGCGTACATTAAAGACAAAGAAAAACTGGCCGACGAGATCCGGACCACGATCAACAAGTTTAATGAGTTGATGGATATGGCCGACGGCCTAAACGTTTCGGTTGAGTGGAATATGGGTAAGGGTGATCACACAAACCAAATCCAGCTGGAGAAAATTTCTAAGGAGGATCTATTCTGATGCCAAAATGCCCAGGTGGAAAAATTCGAAGCAAAGGCGAGGGCCGCGGTCTCGGTACCGGTGGCGGGCAGGGACCGGTTGGAAGCCCATACCGATCGGGTACCGCGGGGGCGCGTGGTAATGCGGCCAGGAATCGGCAGGATTTAATCGATTACCAAAATAGGCCAAGGACCGTGAACCGAATTGTGCGTCGGCCAAAGAAAAAAGATACCAGCTTGCAAGATGGCTACACCATCCACGACTGGCCGAAGGATTAAGCGATGTCCGACACCGTAACCACCACGACCATCGACTGGCGCACCCAGGTCCTTGAAAACGACGACGAGCACTTTGACCGTGACGATGTTTACGAGTTTTCGAATGGGCGGAAGTTTAAGGACACAGACAAGTCGGATTCTGGAATTTATAACTGATGGACCGCCTCCTACAATCGATGACCCGCCGCGGTCGCTTCACGCAGGCACAGGACGAGGGGGCCCAGAATTACCAGATGCACCCGGAATACGAGAGGTTGTGTCCATCGTTTAAGCGCACGATCAGCCCAAAGGCGTTTGCCTGGATGTCAGACCATGACCGGGCATCGATATCGGATATGCTTTGTTATCCGGAAGTTGAGGAGGATTGATGAAATTTAACCCAGTACCATACCACCCGGTGGACCCGATCGATGTCCAGCTGGCTAAAACGATAGGTGATACCCTGGAAAACCATTACCCAGGCTGGGGCTGGATGGTCCACGTCGATTCCGAGGGCGGCGTTATCAATATCATCAATAGCGTGATGAACGCCAGTCTCCAAAAACAATATGGGTACGTCTTGAAGTTTGCGACACTAAACGGCACCCATGAGCACATCGTCAAGCAAGCCGTCCGCGCCGGCGGAGAGCTGCTCGAGCGGATGAACCTGCCGCGGAGCCGATGGCGGGGGCAGGAGCCGGACCGCGTCGAGGGCGCCGAATTCAAGCACCAGCCGCTTGAATACCAGCACAAGGAACTCCGGCGACTGTTAGGGATCGCTTAAAATGGCTGACGAAGAACCCAAAAAAGACGATTTTCTCCTACTCGCAGAAGAGGGGTACACCACATCCACCACCTTCGTCGATAATAACTATCGAACGGTTTGGGAGAACAATTTACGCCATTTCCAAAGCAAGCACCACTCCGGATCCAAATACAACAAGGCTGCCTATAAATACAGATCAAAACTGTTTCGGCCAAAGACGCGATCCGGCATCCGGGCCCAGGAGGCCGCGGCTATGGCCGCGTTTTTCTCAAACCAGGATGTGGTATCTATCGAGCCGCAGAATAAAAACGATAAAATGCAGGTTGCATCGGCTGCTGTCACCCAGGAGCTCGTCCAATATCGACTGACAGAGACGATCCCGTGGTTTCTGACCTGTATCGGCGGGTTCCAGGATGCGCAAAAAGTAGGCGTGGTCTGCTCTTTCCAGTGCTGGGAGTATACCGAAAAAGAAACCGGAGAAATAGTCTACGAGCCGGTACTGGATGAAAATAAACTGCCGGTATTTAACGAGCAGAATCAGCCGGAGATGCGAGAGGTTAAAGTCAAGGAGGTTAGAAAAGACCGGCCGATGATCTATTTAATACCGGTTGAAAACATCCGCATATCTCCTGCGGCCGACTGGTACGACCCGATAAACACGAGCCCATATGTCATCCATATGATTCCAATGTACGTCAAAGACGTCAAGGCCAGGATGGAGGCAGATGACCCGAAAACCGGCCAGAAAAAGTGGAAAGCCGTAGAGGATACCCAGTTGTTGGCGGCCAGAAAACAGACATATGACAGCACCCGCCAGGCCAGGGAGGGGGGGCGGACCGATAAGTATGATAACGAAGCGGGAAATAAGGCGCTTAAAAATTATGATATCGTCTGGGTGCATAAGAACATTTTCGAAATCAATGGAGACGATTATTGCTGGTTTACCCTCGGCACCGAAGCGATGTTAAGCGACCCGGTTCCACTGGAAGATATGTATCACACCGGCGAACGTCCCTACGTTATGGGCACCTGTGTGATCGAGACCCACAAGATTTATCCGGATTCACCGATTCAACTGGCCACACCGATCCAAAAAGAGATCAACGAAAACGTCAACCAGCGCCAGGATAATGTCAAACTGGTCCTCAATAAGCGGTACTGGGCAAGGCGCGGCAGAAACGTAGACATCCGGTCCCTGCTACGCAATGTGCCGGCCTCGGTGACCATGGTCGACGATAAGGACGATGTCGGCACCTTTGAGTTTAATGATGTTACGGGATCTGCCTTTCAGGAACAGGACCGTCTGAATGCGGATTTTGATGAGCTGTTTGGATCATTTTCAACATCGTCGGTACAGACGAGCCGGCGCCTGAATGAGACCGTTGGCGGTATGCAAATGCTCCAGGGCGGGGCGAACACGTTGACAGAGTATATCATCCGGACATTTTCAGAAACCTGGGTCGAGCGAGTCATCCGGCAACTGGTCCGCCTCGAACAGACCTATGAAACCGACCAGGTTATTCTCAATATCGCAGCGGAGCGGGCGAAGCTATTCCAGCGATACGGGATAAACGAGGTGCTCGATGAGATGCTCGACCAGAACCTGACGACCACCGTCAACGTCGGCATGGGCGCCACAGACCCGCTGTTAAAAATCCGCAATTTTATGCTCGGCATCGAAACCATTCTAACGGTTATGGAAAAGGATCAGAATGGTGTGTTTGAGATCGCTGAAATCTCAAACGAAGTATTCGGCCGCATCGGGTATAAGGATGGATCACGCTTCTTTGCCCAAGAAGGCGACCAGGATCCTGAAAAGATGAAAATGAAACAGATGATCCAGCAGATGCAACAGGCCCTACAACTGCTAAAGGGCCAGGTCGATGATAAAAAAATGGATCATCAGACAAAGGTTTTACTGGCACAGATCAAGGAGGCCGGCGCCGATCGGCGGAAGGGGGCGGAGCTTAGGACCCGCCTGGAAGAAAAAAACATGGACTTGTTAAACCCGACCGCCGGCGAGCCGCGTCCGTACCCTGGTGGGCGGGGCACCATGGGGCGCAATGCGATAGGGAATAGGTGGTAGGTAGGTATGGACCCTTACGAGCAAACACTTCTGGCAGAAATAACCCTCGGAGATGAGGCTAAAAAGTTTTTTAATTCCGATATCGGCCGATTTATTCTCGGCAGGGCGACCGAAGAGATTGACCAGGCCTTATCGGAGTTTAAAGACATCGACCCAACAGATGATAAGGGGATCCGGAACCTGCAGCAAAAAATAGCAGTGGCAGAAAAATTGCCAATTTGGTTGAACGAATGCATAGTCGAGGGTGAACAGGCCATGGCGGTGATTGATCAGGAGGAAGAGTGAAGACGAAAATACCGCTCGATGTAAAATGGATTATTGTTTGTTTTTTGACGACTGTAATCGCAATTTTGATTAAAATTTTTGAGTAAATAACAATT